TTCCCTTTTGGTGCCTCTTCCTTTACAGTAGAGCAGTCCTTTGTACCATGTACAGGGCACTCTTCACCCTTTGGACTATGATTACATGCACTCTCTAACTTTTCTTTAGGTGCCTTTGGCATCTTCTTGTCCCCTTTGAGGTGCGGCTGAGATCCATCGGCATCGTCGATCTCAGGCATGATTTCAACGGGACCTACTACTTTTTTTCTGATACCTCTTTACGCCACTCAGCAAATTCCTTGACACAGTTTGGTACTTTCTTACCACCCTTCATCTTAGTTCCCTTTGCCTTGTATCCTTTCCAACATGTGCTAGCACCAACGTTCTTACGTGCTTGCTTCATGCTCTCAACTACCTTAGTCTCCTTACCCTTAGTGATACATGGTGTCTGTCCACAACCACAGTTCATCTCAGAACCTGGTTCTACATCACCCTTCTCTTCTACGTTAAGTGTCTTAGGATAGTCCTTGTCACCTTTCTTTGCTTTGGGTTCTCCTCTCTTTCTCTTGGCATGGATGTTATCCCATAGTCCTTTCTTCTTACCTTCTTCTACTGAAGCAGGAGTGCCATCGCCACCTAGATCCTTATCCCTTTCCTCATCTGTGATATCATGTGGTACAACCTTTCCATCAATGTCTTTTTCATGATGCTCTTTAGTTGCCATCTTCTTCGAGATCGCTTTACGTCTCTTATGTAAGAACTTGTCACTACCGTCTACGTCTCCATCGTTATCAATGTCTTTGTCTTTGCGGTTAGCAAATTTCTTCTTCACTGCCTTCTTGTTTACTGGATCAAGACCACCCTCATCAAGAACTTCCTTGTTCTTATCATCGTTGATAGCGTGTTCGTGATACTCAGACAGTGTTACGTTTAGAGTCTGTACTGGTACGTTCTGCTCTAGACCGTGCTCAAACATTACATCGTAATGTGATACGTTACCATCTTCGTCTAGTGTATGCTGTTCCTTCAGACAGTTTCCTGCTCCCCACTCTGGATGCTCAACCTTGGTAGCACATGCATGCTTAGGTTTCTTGATGGATGGTTTACCCTTCGTACCTTTTGGTTCTGCCATCTTCATGCCAGGTGCGTCACCGCCACCTATACCTTTTGCTCCTCCTGCTCCTTTAGGATTCTTGTTAGCAGCTCCTTCTTTTCCGACTGGTGTCTTCTTGACTGGTGGTACTGGTGAGTACTCGTTAAGCTGTGCTACTACAGCTTGAACTAGGGATTCATGGTTGTCCATCTTATCTTTTTTGGGGTCTGTTGGTATTACTTGGTCGACTTTCTCTGTGCCTTTAGGTTTCTGAACCTTCTGACCAGGTGTCAACGACATAACATATTGCCTGTAGGCATCCGTACCAATTTCAAAGACTTCCTTAACGTCCTTGACCCATGTACGGAACTTTACATCTTCAGCTGTCAAACATATAAGATAGTTAGGACCTCTACGTATGATCTTACCTACGTTATCCTTTTCAGTGAGTACCCACTCACCTACCTTATAAATTTCTTCACGATAATATTGGTCACGGACGTTCTGATCCTTGACCTCTTTACGTATCGTTTTGAAATCGCTGAAAGATTTCATCAAACTCTAATCTTATTACAGTTTTATTTATAACAGTTCTGCTATTTCATCCATTAAATTCCGCGTTTCTTTAGGTCCTAAAGCCTTTGGTATACCTGCCTTGAACCCCTCGAAGTCTCCAGATGCTGCTGCTCTCCGCATCTTGGTACCAGATATAGCAAAGGTATCACCATCAGCATCACGCTCTCCACTAGATATAACTTCTATCTTTCTAAAGGTATAGTCCTTACCATTATACTTCTTGACCCACTGCATTGCCTGTACTCTGTCAGACCCTACAACCAAGTAAGCATCATCATATCCCTGTGACTGAAGTTCTGATAGAACCTCCACTGGAGTTCTAGGACCTGATCTAATCTTGCCTTTGAGATTAGGAAACATCTTCTTAGCATAGTACAACTTCCTATCGGGTGGTAGTGGATCAGTTCCTTTCTTCTGTGTCTGTGACAGATAGATGTAGTAGTCACACCTCCCTGCCTTACTTGCTACAGCAGAAAAATTCTCTGCGTGACCTATAGTAGGTGGTTGGAACCTACCGAAGGTAAAGTATACACATTTATAATCAATTATTTCCATGACTTATCCAATGTGAAATTAATGAATGAGAACTCAACTCTATTTACAAGTTTAATCATGTCACCACCATGGTGTAGTACATAACCTTCTGGTGCTGTCACTCTGTATCCATTCTCTGTCTGTACATATGTTCTGAATGATTCTAGTTTATCAAGAGCACTGATGACTAACTGTTTACTCTCTTGTATCTTTCTATAGAGTGCGAACATAGCATGGAACTCCTGCTCATTGTCCTCAAGATATGTTAGACCATCATACAGTTGCTTTCTTCTCTCTGCCTGTTTCTGTACACTCTTCATCTTAGATACTTCTTTGTTCATCTTAGTATGATAGAACTCACCTAGTGACTTGAGTGCTTTCTTAGGATCAGTGATAGTACGTGATGCTTTGATCTCCGCATTGAAGAATGTCTTGACGAATGATCCCACGTAGAATTTCTTGTTACCTGTAGTCCCTGCGTTCTGCACCAGTTCATCTAGGAAGTCACCTGACTTCTTACACATCTGCTCTATGATCTGTACGTTACCTTCAAACTTTTTAAAGTCACTAGATGACATACCTACGTCCTGTATGGGTGTGTCATTCTGTATGCACACACAGTTGGTTGAACTCTCTACCTTTGCTCCTGCCTGTGCTGACATAGATTCAAGATCAGATCCAGTGTAGTGTGTATGAAACACCACTCCTATCTTTGCCTTAGCAACTGCCTTACCTAGGTCATGATCCTCTGGTATACCATAGGTGATAGTGTTAGCTCTGAAGGTGATGAGTTTCTCATCGTTGACAGTCTCTGTCTTCTTGTCACCCTCAGTGAACATGAGGTCACCCTGTATGACACCCTTGATGTCAAGTTCCTTAAAATATTTTAGTGATGCGTGTAGTTTCTCAGCAAGACCTGGTTTGTCAGAGTAATAGTAATCTATATCTGTAGGGGTATAACATATCTTAGGTTCATCCTTATTGAAGACTGACTTGTTACCCACAAAGAACTCACCACTAGCAGGGTCAATGCCACACACAACAGAGGGTGCACCGTCCCACTTGGTTTGTATAGAACCAGAACTCTTAGCTCCACCAATCATCTTCACCAGTTCCTTCATGAAACGAACTGCTGCTTCACAACCTTCTGTACCATAGTTGAGCATCTCATCTTCTATATGCTCTAGGTGTTTTAGTTTTACAATGTTAGCCACTAATCAAGCACCTCAGTATATGTTGCCTCACCTGTCATCTTATATGCTGACTGTAACTTGTCAGGATATACTCTGTTAGGATCATCTTTAGTACCAGATGTGGTTGTGTTTCTTATATTAAACATCAAGTTCATCTTTGGTGTAGTCACATGCATGTTGATTCTCTTTGCTCCTCCTGTCTCACCACCATACTCTACTCTTATTGAGGATGCTTTAGATGCTGACTCTAAGAAATCTTTATCAATCTCAAAGTGTTTGATCTTACCTCTCTCTAGATGTACATAGTGGTATCCATATCCCAGTGATCCTTTGATCAACTGCTTCAGCATTTCTTTGTTACCAGAAACATTTGCTGTCTGTTTATATGTCCTATCACCTTGATCAAACTTATTAAATGTGTCACAGAACTTCTGATTATCTAATCCAAATGTTTTCATGAGTGCTTTACCACTCTCGGAAGTTATGTTACATGCCTTGATCTCTGCCACTGGGAACACACTACCCTTCAGTCCAAGGTTAGATAAGTTTGTCGTGCCACTGGTCTTACATGATATGTAATACTTCCTCGTCTTATTGTCAGCACACAGAACCTCTAGTGTCAGGTCAGTAACTGTAGCACCTATGTCATAACCCAGTGAGTCAGATGCATCACCTACTCTCCACTTCTTACCCTCCATTTGGATAGGTCTCTTCTTATTCTCTCCACCCTCTGCTATACACTTGACTGCTTTACACTCCTCCAGTTTATAGTGTGCGATCATCTCTTTGATGAACTGACTGTACTTGTGCTTGGTGTTATTATCTTCTATCCAGTTATCAAATCCTTCCTGTAGTTCTATCTCAAACAGTGTGCCTTGGTTACCTAGTCCTCTGTTACCTCTACTACCATCACCAAAATCTATCCTCAACATCTGTAGTTTTAATTCTTTCTTTAAGTCACCTAGTTTAAATGCTGTTTGTAATGCTCTCCTTATCTTACACTCATTCTTTTTCTTAGGATCAAATGCTAGTGGGTCTTCTATCTTTGGATACTTCTTGACGAGATGATCATACAACCTTTTGACATCAGATATTATCTCAGTCTTAGAACCTGATACTATGCTAAGTGCTTCCTTTCTGCTCTTTGGTATTGCGTCGTATGCCATCAGAATTGTTTCCAGTACCGTGGGTGTGTGAGTCCTCCTTCTTTATTTAGATCTAGGTTTGTGAGTAGCACGTCTCCTGCTAGACTCCAACGGTGTCCAGTATTATATGTCATGTGTCTCAGGTTGGCAGGGAATATTAGTAGGTCACCCTCTTGTGTGTTCTCCTCCCAGACAGATGTGTTAGAAAAATTCTTTTCAGCATCAGCAAATGCCTGTGGGAACCACTCGTTCTGACTATCCTTTGTAAAGCATAGTGGATCTTGTGTGTCCAAGTAATACACCCATGATATATGAGCAGGGTCATGACAATGATTAGGAACTGAACAGTCCTCACCACTGACAGCATACCATGTCTTCATGAAGTGGATATTATATTCTACGTTCATAGATGCTAGGTACTGATCTATACGATCATTGACCTCTAGCATAAAACTATTAAGTTGTGGGTCAAGATGTACTAACACCTTACCATTCAACTCTCCTGTTAGACCGTCATTAAACCTGTGATGTTCATACCTCTTGGCAACCCAATCGGTATAGTCAATTAAATTAAATTTACCTACTGTTGTAGGGAATAAATTAATCGTCTCCATGTATCTGAACCCAAGGGTTATCTCCTGATCTAGACTTGTTGTATATAATTATTCTGTCGTTCTTATAGTCTGGAACGAACTCCAACTCGTCCGTATGTGGCCACATCATCTCTTCGTAAAGAGAGTTTAGTTTTGCCATGTCTTCGTAGAGATCACCTGTCATCTGACGCTCTGTTCTCCGATTTGTATATGTCAAACGTACCTGTAGGATATCTCTTCTCTAACTTCTTGACATTTACTTCTAAAACTTCTTCAAAGTCTACACCGAGTGCCATACATGCCTGTGCTACGTACCACATAACGTCACCCAACTCAATAATAAGATGTTCTCTATTACTGTCGCTCCAAGGCTTACCTTGGAAGACCATCTTCTTAACAATCTCCAAGAACTCTCCGCTTTCAGCAGCAAGGCCAACACCAGAAGTGGTAAGACGTTCAATATTGGCACCCTCTCGGTCAAGTTCAACCAGACGATCAGCAAGATCGACAAAATC